CTCAAGAAGGCGGTCCAGTAACGGACCTCCTCCAGGCGGATTGGATACCGCCCTCGACCGTTAATTCAAAACGGCCGAGCCCTCCTAGGCTTGGTGCTGACGGCCATAGGACGTCCCGAACGCATCAAGTGCTCCCTGTCCTGGAAAGGGTCATCCCCTCTTTTCAGGAAGAACTTGAGCAGGGCACCGTAACCATCGAGTTGATTCTCGGGGATTACGGACTGCACCACATAACCCTTGACTAGAGGGCTGTGGAGCTGCGGATCATAGCTCTGGGTTTCATACCCCAGAAAGCTGATCCTGCCCAACACTGCGCTAGTCTCTGCGACAACGGGATAAAGAGGTTGCCCACGCCGAGGCGTGAGCAACTTCTCCAGGAAGTTGTCGAGAGCTCCAACAGTCCCCCAGTACCCAGCTTTATAAAGCTGGTTCCTGAGGGAAACTGTCGAGATAAGCGCAGGCGCATCCTGCTGCCCGGCAGGCAATACTTCACGAACTCGGACGATTGAAACATCCTCGCCCGCGAAGTACTCCTTGCCGCAAGACTCTCTGAACCTTCCGGTCCAGAAAGACTTGTCCTTGTTGACTCGAAGACCAAAATCTTCGAGCGCAATGATGGCAGCTTGCGCAAAGTCAACGGGGACGATTATATCGTCTCCGTAGACTCGCACCCGGCCGGCTAGCTCATGGATGAGCTTCCGGTTCAACCGGCGTCTGAGCACATCTTCGATCCCGCAAAGGACGATGGTCGCGAAGACCATCGCCTCAACAGGAAAGCAGAGTGCTGAACCCATGGACGCGAACTTGGCCAGGCGTACAACGCCCTGGCCAGGCACATCAGCCTTCCGTGAACGAGCTGCATCAATGGCCCCTGCAACATGAGGCCAAGGAGCAGTGAGCTCACGTACGAGCTGATTCGAAACGCGATCGGAAGCTTCGCTGAGATCCAGCGTCGCGAGTTCTCCTGTGAGGGAGCCCCTCAGTGCCATAGACCTGTTAGGGTCCTGGTCACTGAATCCGATAATCCACCTGAAAGGGTTAGTCCTACCCTCAAGGTGAGATACAAGGGATTCCGCAATGGCCTGCTGCGCATATTGCATGGCAGTTGGTTCCACTGCGATAACCCTGGGCGTTTTGAGCGTCTTGGGGACGGTGATGACCTTCACAGGTCTCTCCTCCCCGGGTTCGAGGATGTTCACATGGTCGAACTCCTGGTGTGCACCAACGTTAGGTGCAACAAACCCTTCTAGGAAGGGAAACCAAGAGTCGAGCCTGAGAGTCCATTCCCGCTGATCATACTTACGGTTTCCCGTAAGCTTGTCAGCGGTGGCTCCAGGCCCATGCTTTGGAATCAGACGTTCATAGTAGATGTCTTCATCTACTTGTTGCAGAACGTCTCTCCAAAGAAGGTGGCCCACCCTTCTGAACTGCTCCTTACGGAGTTCGCTCAGATTGGCGTCCGCCTCTCGAACATCCTGCTCACACTGGACGAACTGGTTGATGGCAGACCTGGTCCGCTCTACCGAGCATTCCAGGTTGATCTTCGCAAACATCAGAGTAATCTGACGAATTGCTTGGATCGCATCAATCAAAGGTTCGTCCAACAGACGACCAGTCGCGCGGTCGAACACGAGACCGAGAAAACCTCCTAGAAATAGGGGGAGCTCTCCTGATTGCCGGGTTCTCTCGAAGCCAGCAAACAGATGGCGGTCTACTTTCCCTTGGTCGAGGCCTTTTTCGAGGTCTTTACCAAAGGAAGGCAAGGTTATCGTCAGAAACGATAACCCTTCGTGCTCGACACGTCGTTCGATCCTTTTGAGATCGAACGAGGTGCTTACGCGACACCAGGTGCCCCTATCTAGGAGCACCTCCCGCATGAGACACATGAGGCTTTTCATGGCCTCCTCTTCTCAATCGAAGGGGTAGGTCATCCCGAGCCTCATTCACTGTCTCCCTGTTGTTGATTCCCCCCAGTACCTCCGGGGGGCAGTACCTGAACCTTAGCTCTCACCACCAAGAAGCTTGGTGATGTTAGCTCCGGAAGACGCAGTCATCCATGCCGTGAGGCTATCGATGATCTGCTTCTGCTCGGTGATCGTGAACCCGGTAACAGGGACATCCGCAACGATGTAACAAGACATCGAGTACGGAGTGTTCTGAGCCGGGAACAGAGGGTCAACGGCAGTCTTCCGGAAGTCAACGCGTGCCGTCCGTCGAGTCCGCTTACCATAAGCAGACGAGATGGAAAGCTTCAGATTGCCGTCGTCCTTACTATAGACGGCGCCATTCTGATTCGTGGTGACGCGCGGAAGCGCGTTCGCCACAGCGTTGACAGTCAGGGACTGGGGATCGGTGAACAAGGCATGACTCCTGCAGGGATTGCCCGCGCGGAAGTACTGGTTGTACTTCCGTCACGGGTATGGTGGAGAGCGGGTCAAGGGCAATGGCAAGCACGGTACCGCCAGAACCCATGATTCCCGCCGCTACAAACCACCAGAAGAGGGTCATACCGACCCTCTCCTCCGCAGATCTGCGGATTCGGCGTTTCATAGCAGTCCCCGACCTTGGCTGATGCCGAGAGAACCGAGGATGGCCCATTGACGGGTCGTAAATCCGTCAATGTCCAAGCCGAACCCGTAAGGGGTCGCCTTCAAGCGCTTCTTGACTTTCGTCTCGAAGCTTTGCTTGAGTGGACTGGTTGGACTGCGATAAAACTGCATTCCATCCAGCGTGTAGTCTATACGATGTGTGTATTCACACATCATATAGCCATACACCATGACAAGGCCGTCGCGTGAGAAGGCGGAAACGTTATGAACCACGTCACCGATGTTACTCACCCAATCAACAGCCCAACTCCATGGAGTCAGCTCCCAGATGAGCTCAGGCGTAAGCCTGAGCCCGAACAGGCGATTTGCATCCTGTTCCATACGCGCCAGTTTTTCAACGATTCTATGATCAGAATCCTTGTACTGGTACGTGTATGCTCCGGAAAACCAATACCGATACGTTTCCGTCTCGGTCTTGGTCAGCTGACCCACACCATCAGAAGCACCACTATAACCGCCCGTACTCCCTGTACGAAGGGGAGGATACGGAACGGCTGCAGTGACCGTGGTCTTACTGGTGGTTTCCTCAGGAAATTCGTAGCGTCGTCGAACTAGTCGACCGGCGTCACGCCGTAGTTGTTCGAGCACCTTATTCGATGTTCGAACAGCCTCTCCAAATTTCTGGAGATCCCCGATGAGCGGTTTGAGACCAAATTCGAGGTTCAGGTATTCGTCCGCTAAGCGAGACGAATCACCTTTACTCCGAATGAGTTCTCGGCCGGGAAGCGCCGGAAGGCGCTCCCGTAGCTCACCGAGGAACTGCGCGGCACCCGCTACTGGATTTGTGGGAATGGTGCGAGCGATCGCCGTTGCACCCCTCTGGAGCATTTTAGCCTCCAGATCGATGGGGATAGACGGGAATTCGATCGAATTCTCACCAACCGCAATGCCCTTAGCAAAAACAGGGCCTGCGTACGTGAACGTGGATGGGAAGGTTGTGACATGGTTAATGTTGACGGTTTGACCGTCCCAGTAACATGTCTTCTTCACATTCTCGAACGCGCTCCCAAGATCCGACCGACTGAGACCATCTTGAACGAACTGTTGTGAGGTTGTGAGCCCGGGGGTTGAATCCCGGGCCCACGTCCTCTGCAGTCGTTTAAAATTGGCCCAGTTGGAGTTTTTCCTGGACGTGGTCGTCTCCCAACTAGTCAGGCTCAAAGTCTGATCAGACTTTGTAGTTATGCCTGAACTAGTGAAGAAGCGAGGATAGTTCTGCGTCGGTAAAACGACGAAGGACCTCTTTCGCTTCGTGTAGGGAAGTGGCGACATGGAGTTCTCCTTGCGGGTTCCGAGGGCTGTGTATAGTCGTGGGAAACGGCTAATACACAGTTCCCTCGGGAAGACGCCATACGATTGGAGACCGTATGGTCGTGGCGCA